TTATTTTCTAAAAACATTATCTTATAGTTTGTATCACTAATTAGATAAACATGAAATGAATTCTTATAGTTTAATTTATTTGGATAAATAGAAATTTCAATACTGCAATCTGATGAAATATTAAAGATTGGTAATAAATGTTTCATTAATATTTCAAATGATGAATTTATTAAAGATTCAGGCATTACAATATATATTTCATTATTAAAATTATACATATGTTCTGGATATGATAAAAAATGATCAAATAATAAAATACATAAATATGGTGTTAAGACAGTTGTTTTACCAGTACCCATTAATAATTCTTGTATAGGATACAATTTTGTTTTATGTTCATCTATTAAATATGTAAATAATTCAGTTGCTTTTTCTATATTTTGCTCAAATCCAGTTGAATTAAATTTACCATCTGAAATAAATGATTTTAATAATGAACAGAATAATTCTTTATAATCTTTAGATTTATAATTAGAATATTTTACTTCTAGTAAATACTTTATATTATACATCATAGGATTTCTGTTAATTTTTAATGTTATTGGTTTACTTAATATATATATCTCATTCATTTCTCCATATTGATTTTCCCGATTTATATAATATATGTAATTAACAATATTGTTACTAATAGTTATATGATATAATTCTGTAGATGATTGAAAATATAATAAATCTGAACATTTTTGATCAGAACTAAAATCTGTTATTAAATTATTATAACTAAACGGTAACAGACTATTCTCAGAATATTTTAATCTTAATGAGATATTATATTTTAAATACAAATTATTTGCATGAAAATAATAATATTCATTTAATTCTTTATCATTATATATTAATAATAATATTGGTATACTATAGATATTATCAAATTTTAAGAATAATGAATTTAATATCTTTCTTAAACTTGAATCAAATTCATTATTCATTAATATAATTTTTATTTGCTCAATATTTTTTAAAATTAAGTAGGGACTATTATAATTTAAACAATTAATTAATAAAGATAATACCTCTTTAATATTTGTAAAAATATATTTTCCATTATATTCACTAATTATATTATAATAATACGATTTAAAATCAGATTCAATTATTAGTGGCTTACCATCTATTTTTTCACGTATAAAATTTAAATTTATGAATTTAACATCAAGTGATAATTCATTTTCTTTTGTAAGATGATTGTAATTATAAATACATAATAATTTATCACCACTTTCATGACATAATTTTAATATTCCATAATTATAATAAATATCTGTATCATTGCAATAATTTATGGTATATTCAATATCATTAATTTTATAATATATTAAATTGTTTTTCATTGTAAAAATAAAATCATAATTAAGAGTTCTTAAAAAATATTCATTATTTGCTTCATTTTTATATATAAAAATATCAATGTCATTTTGAGTTATTAAATTATAAAATTCCTTATATACTGCTGGTAAATCTTGATTTCTTATTATTTTATATCGTACAGTATTTTCAATATAAGATATATTATTTATATTATATAGTTCAGTAGGAATTGAACTATATTCAATTTTAATATTCTTATCGTATTTACTAGTACCACAAATAATATGCGTTTCTTGATCATATGTAAAATAAAAATTTAGTGATAAGTAAATACTACTATATATTGGTAATAAATCTTTAATAATTCTAATAGATTCTGATGTATTTTGTTTATTCTTTAATAAACATAATTTTTGGGATAATAAATAGCTTATATAATAAAAATCAATAACTGAATGATACAAATTGGGTTCCTCATCTTGTGTACAAAGATATTTATCTAATAAAAAATATTTTTTTTCTATGTTCGAAATTAAAACATTTAATGAAGACGATTCTTTAATTTCAATAATAATTTCTTTACCTGGTATAGTATATGTTTTATCATATTTTAGTGTATATGTATATATAATTGGTTTAAAATTATACCATAATTCATTAAAATAAGTATCTATATATGGATTATATGATTTAAAAATTATTGAATCCATCTGTGTACCTGATAATTCACATAAATAAAAATAAATGACATATTGTTTTAATATTTCAAATGTTGGTCTTGGTTTTGGTTCTATATTAAGAATTTTTTTAATATTTTCTAAAAATAATACAATTTTTTGATCATATAATTTAAATCCACCAGGATTGTTTTTAATAGAATCCTGATTAGAATCTTGAGTAGAATCTAAAATAAGATTAGTTTCTTTATTCTTTAAATATATCTCTGGAATATAATAACCATATGTATCATATTTAAATATATATGAATTTGTCTTTAATGAGTCATTTATATTATTTATAAAAATATACCATAACAAAAAATTAGATTCATATGTATCAGTAAGCTTAAGTGGACGAATTGGTATAGATGTATTTGTTGGATGTATTGGTCTTATTATTAAAATAGTATTTAAAAATATCTTATCTTTATTATCTCTAATTAATATTTCATAAGATTTCGGATCCCAACCTACAGGTTTCATTGAAGATTCATTTGTAATATCTGGTAAAATTTCAATATTATCATGTATATCATTTACAATAATCTCTACTATTTCCTTAAAAAAACAATTAATTATTGGTATATGTTGAAATAATGTATAATCATAATAACTAATATTTGATTCCTTTTTTGAAGTATATTGTGGATCTGATTTATTATAATACTTTTCTTTTGGAGTTATATGTTCCTTAATTAATATTAAATATATTGATATATAAAGATAATAAAATGCATCTTTATCATTGTAATCAGATGCACCTTCCTTATACATACTTCCATAGATATGTGATTTAAAAAATGGTTCTAATAATGCTCTGGTAAAGATATCATATGTAAGTAATCTATCTATTTTTAATTTATATAAAATAAATACTATTGGCATACATATAAAATTATTATCAAACAGATTACATTCTATAAAAAATTTCTTTAAGTGTCTTAATATAATTAAACTAGTTGGGCCAACTTCATTTAACAATACTACAAGTTTATCTAATTTATTATCATGATAAACCTCCCAAAATGCTTCCAACATTCTTTCATAACTTGGAATTGTCATAAACTCTGAGTTTATCATCTCTCTACTTATTCTTTGAATATTTGGCGGATCTTCTTGTAAATGATTATAATTACGTTTATTATTCACAATTGACGATGTTTTAATTAGATCCTCATATTCTAAACATAATTGATCTTTTGATATATCTGTTGTATCTAAAATATATTGATACATATTATAATGTGCTGGATTCCCACTAACAATAATATCATTTAATATTTTCTGTTTAATAGTCTTCTTAGAATTATTATACCATATATTATAATCAATATAACATTGATCTGATGTTTTTATACCAATTTGTGAATTTAAATAAATAAAATATATATAATTAATTAAATTTGTAAAAGCACAAGATCCTATAATTTGAGATTCCAATTTATAATAATCAACAGGAGAATCTGGCATAGTACACAATTCTTCAAAATTAACTTTTTCTTTAATATCTAATAGTTTATCAAATAGTATAAAATAAAAAATATTATATAATTTATTTTGTTTAAAATTTCTATCAGTCAAAGTTGTTCTAAAATAATTTTGATACGTGACTAAAAAAGTATTAATTCTAGCAACTGTAATATTTTTAAAAATAATTAAACCATTGCATAAAATCCCATTATGACCTTGTAATTCAATACCTTGTCCACAATTAATTAATCCAAAAATATAATTATCTTCAGTTTGTTTTTCCCAGAATAGTAATATTGAGTGACCATTCCATCCACATAAAACGTATTCAGACTGTTTCACAGTATTTACACTAGATGGTATATTACTATGTGTATTCGTAAAAATAACTAAATAATGATCGAGAATAGCTTTTGTAATATTAGTATCCCAACTTTGTTTAGAACATAAATAGGTGATAATAGCTTTAGTCTCGCGAATACTATCGGCATTTGTATTTCCTTCAAAACTTGTTTCTTTATCTATATTTTCATTAAATGCCCAAATTAAAGCATTTCTATTTTCTAAAAGAGAGTCCATATATTAAATTTTATAAAATTTTAAATAATTATAACTAAAATTATAAATAAATTAAGTCATAACTATCTTTAATGATTCCAACAAAGTATATATCCTGGTCGCTCTGCTAAATATTCAACAACTCTTTTAAATTCATCATGATCTTCTTCAGTCCAATTATTAAAATTATGATCTTTAATATCATCCCATTCTGGAAAATTTTCTAGAAAACTTTGAACATTCATAGTTGTATGATATTCATTATCTAATTCCAAAAGATATGCATGAAAATGTGTTCCCTTATATTTACACCATTTTCTAAATGATTCTGGTATTATATAATCATTTATATCCACAAATTTTTGTGTTTTATTAGATGAATATATAAAAGGTTTCCCAGTTTTTGGACACATTTCTAAATGTAATTGAATAGTCATTGTAAAATTCCAATCTGTTTTGTTAATATTCATATTTACTATATGATAATATTAATTAAATTAATGAATTAAGAATCCAATAATAAATCAATTTTTCTAAAAAAAATGATTTATTATTATCATAGACAAATTTGTTAAGACATATATATCTAGAAAAGAAATGGTACATAATAATATCGTAAATCTATTAATGCATACTCCAATCAAAAGAGTATTACTTCCAGTTAGTCAAAAGGGACTAGCACTTCCACTACCTAATTATATTCAGTATGAATCTAATAATGATCAATATGAATATAAACTAAGACCATATGAATTTTCATGTCTTCGTGGATGTTCTAGTTTACTTAAATGTATAGGTGCTGATAACTCATCAATTAGATGTTCTAAAGAAGGGTCATTAGAAAAATCAATTAAAACAAATACTCATGATGTCTTTAATTACGAATACTTCACAAAAATAGATGATTATAATTATTCAGGAACAAGAGATTCATTTGTAGAAGAATTTTCAAAAGCTATCAATAAAAAAAGTATAGAAAATAAAGAAAGTCAAGAATGGGATAAGTATTATACAGAAATTAATGTCCTATTGTATTCTCTAAACGATCTAAAGGTTGAAAATGAATATGGTCTATTTATTAAAACTCACAAAAAGTTATTATTTTTTAAGAATAATCTACTTTTTGTGAATTTTAACAAAGAACATACCAAGCTTAAGTTAATTAATTTGGATGATATGCGAAATTATCAACCTAAATAAATTTATAATAAATTATCACTTTCTTTTATAAGATAAATAAATATAAACTGTATTAGACTTTCTTACGAATTCCACTAAAAAGTGGATTCATTGGATGTATAATTACAGTATGCTTATTTTCCACTCCATTGTTATTAAAATAGAAGTCATAAGTAGAAGCATGACTACTATTCGTAACAAGTGACATTCTATTAAAACTACCAAGATACTGAGTATTTTTGGTGTTAGAATCAAAGAGTTCGTATTGAGAACCAATTTCAAAAATTGTATTAGTTGACATTTTTACTAAGTTATTTAATTTATATTGTAATAAGAAATATAAATTAAAATTTTCAATTTTTAATAATTAACCACCTCTTAAAGCTAATACCATATGTATTGTTTTTGCTTCTGGTTTAATAATATCATTAATATTTTCATTCTCATTTAATGATCTTCCTTTAGCGATTAATCGTATTTGTCTAATTTCAATACCTTCTTTCTCTTGGATATAACTTTTAATTTCACTAATAGTTGTATAATCATTTGTGTCTAATACAAGTTTTCTACCAGTTAATGTTTTTACTTCAAATATCATTATAATATTAGATATATAATATATAATATAAAAAATATATTTATAGATATTGTAATTCAATTTTTAAATGCATCTTTATAAGATAAAATAAATTTTATTTTTAACTGTAATCTTATGATTATTATATCCATTACAATTCGTTGTAAATGGTAAAGTTTCGTCAAGTTTCCATTCATCATTTACAATAAATTTATATTCATATTCCCCTTTTTTAAGTTTCATATTTAAAATAAATACATTTTTTTGACTATCATATGTCATAATATATTGTTTCCAATTATTAAACGATCCTGCAACCATAACACTCGTTTCACTGGTTTCGCCCGCACTTAGATGATATACAAAACAAGGTGTTGCAGCTTCGGTTGATTCAAATTCAGATGTTTCGGATAGATTATCAGCTATTGAATCACATGAATCAACTAATTTATTTTGTTGTTTTACAATATTTAACATATTATAAATATCAATTTGTTTAACTGATTTAATTGAATCAATTATTAAGTTATTTAATCTAATTTTACTGGGAATATCTTTTGATTCAAAAAAATTATAGTAATCTGTATTATAATTACTAGTATATATCTTATAATAATTACAACAATTATCTATAAATATTATATCATAAAATTTAAATTCATTTCCACGAGTTTGAAATGTAATATGAACTAAATATGTATTATTTTCTTTTAACTTTTCTTTTAATTTTCTCTTATTATCGTAGCTTAGAATATTATTACTCTTAAGATATATCTTATTTGAATTAGAATCATATACAAGTATGTCTAAAGGAGTTTCAACTGTTGAACTATATTCCGATAAATAATTATATTTATGAATTTCATCAATAAATTGTGTATTTCGATTATAATTATATATATTATAACTAGTTATATTAGTATTTCTATTTAATTTTCGATGATAATCAATATATTCGTTCTGGTTACCAATATCATCTACTTTAATTTCGCCATAATTATCTGACATTTATTATTAATAAATAAATATTAATAATAAAATAAATGAATTTCAATTTTTATAAACTGTTATTAGTTAATTGGTTTATCAGTCTTCACGAAAATCACACTTTAATTCAGTAAAATCAGAAGGATATTCTTTTTCAACTGAAATCACATCTCTTGCCCAAATACCGATTAATTTTGCATCTCTACCATAATAGTCACCACCACCTCTAGTATTTCCTTCTGCAGTTAGTAGTGGTAATGGATGAAACGTGGTTTCATAAATACTTGAACGTTTTGGTTTAATAACATATTGTTTCTTAGTATGATTGATTATATATGGATAATCTTCTGTTGTTTTCTCAGGAAGATGTAAATATTTTTCAGGAAAATCACCAGCCATTGAACTTAGATTTTGATCATGATCTTTTTCAGGATCCGCATAATCACCCGCCCAAACAACTCTAGATTTATAAAACATTCCATTTGGTGTAAGTTGATATTCAAATGTACTTACAAAGTTATTACCTATGTAAGAATGTTCTGTTAATTTCATACCATTACCATAATTTAATGCTTCTAAAAAGAATCGTATAACTTCAAGAGTAGATAAATTTGCTTCACCTAAAATAATTGGTTTGTAATATTGACCCATTTGTATATTTATAATTATTTAATATATTAAATTAATAAATTAAAGAATCAATTTTTTTGTAAAAATTGAATATTTTTTATTATAATATTATATCCAAATATAGATATATTATAAATAATGACGACAAATACATCAATTAGTGAAACTAAAATAATTAGTATGTATGATTGCAAAATCGGCGAAGAATATAGTCTCGCAACTGAACCATTTGGTTTTGAAACCGAACCATTTGAGTATTTTATACAATTTACAATTAATGGTGATGCAGTAATACCAACAATTGGATATAATTTTGGAAAACTATTAGAGATAAATAAAATAGACCATGCACCTGAAGAAGATTGTTGGGATGAATACTACTCATTTACATCAGTGTATGTATTTGAAAATGGTACTATTAAGGATACCCATTATCCAAATCGCATTGAGGAGGCACATTCACCAGTTATGTTAATAGCATCAACTAAATGATTAATTTATTAACTTATTAACTTTATGATTTATTATTTTATTTATAAATAAAAATTAACTCCTAAAATCTGTCCATTCTCCAATATCTGTAAATCTATAATAACGATATTTAATTTTAACATTATATAAAGTTTTTAATTCATCAAGTATATATAAAATATTATCTTGGGTATATACAGTCATAACTACAATTGCTTCATCCATATCTCGTAAATATAACCATTTACAATTATATTTTTGCAAATTAGTTTTAACAATATCATCATCCCAACTAAATTTACCATCTAATTTGATTTCATAATTAACATACCACCCCATTTATAGTTTATAATTAAATTTATGTTATAATAATTTAATAATAAATCAATTTTTAACTATCAGAATAATGCAATTCATCATTTGCATATTCATAAGTAGAAAATCTTGCTATGTTTTGAGGAATTTCTTCAAAAGAATAAATTGAAATGAGATTATCACTAATATATTCATTTGAAAAACTATGTAGAATAAAATGATAGAATTTACCAACATAACCATTTGTATTGTTTTCTCTAGTAAATATCTTTGTGTTAACATATCTGAATAGATTACCATCTTCAATTAATATATTGTTTATGCGGATTTTATATAAAGATCCAGATTTTAATAAAGATACATCTGTAAATTGAATAGAAGTGTTATTGGTTTCTAATTGAATGCTCATTAATTATAATTTAATTAATTAAATAATAGATTTAAAATAAATAAAATTCAATTATTTTTAAACTCGTAAATCATTTAATTCTACAACTCGAATAAAAACTTGACTACTTTCTGCAGTATGATCATATTTAAAATAACCAACACGTTCTAACTGCATCGAATCACTTATGTCAGAAGCATAATTTTCAATATATCCAATATGTTCCTCTTTACTATTTTCATTAAAAACATTATTAATTAGTATATCATTATATAATATATATCTTACTTTTGTACTATATGCTGGATCTGCACTTACCCAATGAATAATTCCTTTTACCTTTTTTGGCTTTTCAGGTTCAACAAGTTTACAAATAATCTTTTCCTTAGTATGACTTACATACTGAATGAATGGACCATACTTTAGACGAATTATTTTACCAGGAGCTAATCTAAAAAAATCTGGATCATCTACCTCTCTGAAATCACTAGATTCAATATATATATTTTTAGTTAAAATAGTTTCATGAGTATCTTTTGATTTAGGATGATTCTGATGCATACATACTAAATGAGTATCTGAAAAATTTTCTATTTCGACTAGTAGTGGTTTTACTACACCAAATGCTCTAATTGCATTCTTGTCTAGTTCTTCACGTAAATGAAACTTAATCATACTATTTGAAAATGTCTGATCAGATCTTCCCATACTTGCAAACTGAACAATATTTTTAAGAATAGTTGGAGTATAACCCCTTCTCTTTAATCCACGAATTGTTAATAGTCTTGGATCATCGTATCCAGTCATAACTTTATCATTAACTAGTTTAATAATATTTCTCTTTGATAATATATTATTTTCAACAACTAATTTACCAAATTCTGTTACTTCCGCCGGTTTAAGATTTCCTCCCAACTTATTTAACTGTTCAATCGGCCAATAATATAGTTCACGTCTGATTAAGAATTCTGTAGTACAATATGAATATGTAATACCTTCTAATGCATCTACAATTCCATGTGAGAAATCATATGATGGATAAATACACCATTCTATTCCTGTTTTATAATGTGATGTCTTTTTAATACGATATGCCATTGGATCTCTCATAACATGATTTGAATGATTCATATCAATTTTCAATCTAAGAATACATTCATTATCGTTGTAAGTTCCATTTTTCATTTTGTTAAATTCTTCTAAATGATATTCAATTGATTTATTTCGATATTCTGAATCATGTCCATTGTATCTATCAGCTTTTATCTTTTCAATTGTTGAAAAATCAACATATGCAAGTCCATTTTCTATCATTTTGATTGCATATTCGTACAGAATTTGGAAGTAATCTGATGTAAATGTAATCTTATATGGATTAAATCCCAGCCATTCAACATCTTCTTTAATACCATTTACAAAATCCCAATTTTCTTTATCAGGATTTGTATCATCAAATCTTAATATACATCTACAATTTTCATGTTTATTAAAATCTGACATCATTGCTTTTAGATGACCAATATGAATAAATCCATTTGGTTCAGGTGGAAATCTTGTGTAGATTTCAGTCATTATTGTTATTTAATTGAATAAATAATGAATATATAATTTTATATTCAATTTTATATATAAGAAATTAAATTAATAAATCTATGAAGTTACCATTTAAATACCTTCTTAATGTGATCACTCATTGATTTAGTTGTCTTTTTAGTTTCATTTACAACTGTATTTGTAGCATTTGTAGTAGCCTTTGCAGTTTCATGAACAACTGTATTTGTAGCCTTTGCAGTTTCATGAACAACTGTATTTGTAGCCTTTGCAGTTTCATGAACAACTGGTTTTGTTTTATCTACAACTTTTGTTGTTTCATGAATTACAACTTTTGAATCCTTTTCAATTTGATGTGTATCTATTGTTACTGAAGCATCTACATCTAATCCTATAATTGCTGCTACATCACCACTTACGCCTACAGTTGCTTGTCCATCTTTAAATGTCGCTTGACCTGATCCACCTGCTTCAAAATGTTCGCCGATACTTACTCCTGCTCCACCAGTTGCACTTGCTTCGCGCATATTTACTGTACCTTCTCCATTAACTCCAACTGCAGAACCACATGATACTCCAGCGCCTACATCTAATCCATTTTTACCAGCTGAAATATGTGCTTCTGCTTCATTACCTGATTTAGCATATGCATCACCAGTTACTGATCCACCAATTCCATGATAATCTACATTTCCTTCAACTGTTACATGTACTTCAGTTGTATCTGAATAACTTACACTTGCTTCTACATTATTCCCATTTAATCCTGCTCCCGCACTTGCTGTTGTACCAGTCTTAGCACTTACATCAATTCCAACTGATGCATTATCATTTCTAACACTTACTCCCGCACTCGCTTCAATAGTATTATCATAGTTTACACTGGCAGAATGATTCGTAATTGTTGCACTTGCATCATTATTAACATCTAAATTTGTATGAGTTTCCATATAATCTAATTATATATGTGTTCTCTTATATTAAGCTAAATTTTAAAAAATTGATATAATAACTTATAGAGATTAGGATAAAATATAAATATAAATACATATATTAATATAATATGCCAAATCAATTAAATATTTCAGAAGAAACAATAAGAAATTTAACAAATGCATTTGATACACCGTTACAAATTTATGATGGATCACTTATTGTTGAAAATCAAAAGAATTTTATTGATACTATGACAAGTAATTTCCCAAAATTTAGACAGTATTTTGCCGTTAAAGCATTACCTAATCCACATATATTAAAACTATTAATTGATAATGGATCTTTTTTAGATTGTAGTTCAATAGTCGAACTGAAAATTGCTAAAAGACTAGGATTAAGAGGTAATCAAATTATGTTCACAAGCAATTATACATCAAAGGAAGACCTAATATTTGCTAGAGAATTAGATGCTATTATAAACTTAGATGATATTAGCTTAATTGATGATTTAGTATCATTAGCACCAAATGAAAAAATACCAGAACTATTATGCTTTAGACTAAATCCAGGTATTGGTAAGACTGATTCTGAAACAGTTTCAAATATATTAGGTGGACCGGATGCTAAATTTGGCATTCCTCCTTTTCAAATAGTTGAAGCATTTAGAAGAGCAAAAGATCTTGGTGTTAAAAAATTTGGAATACATATGATGACTGGTTCAAATGTTTTAAATCTAGACTATTGGAATGAACTAATTGAAATTCTATTTAAAAATATTAATGATATTAAAGAATCTCTTGGAATTAATCCAGTTTTTATAAATATTGGAGGTGGAGTTGGTATTCCATATAAAACAGATCAATCTAAAATAGATATTAGACATTTAAGTAATTTACTACGCGATTCTATAAATAAACAGATCAAACTTTATAATCTACCAGAACCAGATTTGTACATGGAAAATGGTAGATTTATTACTGGGCCATATGGTTGGCTAATATCTAGATGTAATGTAATAAAAAATACATATGCCAAGTATTGTGGATTAGATGCATCTATGTCTAATTTAATGCGTCCTGGAATGTACGGAGCATATCATCATATTACAATTCTAGGAAAAGAAAATGCAGTAGAAACAGAAAAAGTTAATGTTGTAGGAACATTATGTGAGAATAATGATTGGTTTGCTAAAGATAGAGAACTACCAATTGCACAAGTTGGAGATTTATTTGTGATACATGATACTGGAGCTCATTCTCATTCAATGGGTTTTCAATATAATGGTAAATTAAGATGTGCAGAAATAATAGTTTTTAGTAAATCTCATAATACAATAAATTATATTAGAAGAAAAGAAACAGTTGATGACTATCTGTCTACTATAGTTTGTTTAGAATCATGTTATCCTAGATTGTGCTAGAATCTACTTCTTAGATGTTAGTGTTGTTCTCATATCACGAGTTCCATCATTTTTAGTAAATTGTGGCTGAACATATCGTTTATCTTTAGTTCCATCACTTTTTACAGGAATTGTTAAATGAATAGTTTTTTTAGCACTACCTTCTTTACTAGTATTATTTTTTAGCATTTTATATTATTATCCTTATTATAAAATGATTAAAAAATATATAAATCAATTTTTTATTCACTAAACGAATCTATACGTTCCATTAATTTATCAAGTAACTGTGTATGTTTATCTTTCATTACTTTTAATGTATTCTCATTAATTTTTTCTAATTCACAAAATTCATGATAAAATTCTTTAATTGATTTTTCTGGAAAGTTTTTATTAATATAATGTATCGTTGTATCAATTGCATTATTTGAATATTCATTCAAATATTTCTTTGCTTTTGATGTATTTGATTCAATAATCTTTTCCATATCATCAATATAATTTCTTTTCTTTTCATCAAATGTTAATTGTTCAGAACCTCCCGATTCTTCTGTTTCTTTGGTTTCTTCTGTCTCTTCTGTCTCTTCAGAATTTGTTGACTCTTCTGATTTTTCAACTTCTTCAGTTTGTGTAGTTAGTACTTTAATAATATCTTCCGATACGTATCCGATTGTTTTCGGATTATAACCTCCTTCTAAAATGTATATTAATGGTATATCAAGTGATTTTAAATATTTTGCAACCCAAATATAAAATTGATTTGTTAAGTTCATTACCTTAAATGGATCATCTTTGTGTGCATCCAATCCATTACTAACAACAATTATATCAATATTATTTTCTTTTATATATTCTTTAATCTTATTAAAATATAACATATATACTTCATCATCCCATCCTCTTCGCATTGGAACATTTAGTACCTTCTCATTATTTTCATCATGATTTCCAGTACCAGGATAAAATCCATTACCATAACAATGAATTGATGCAAAATAAATATTATCATTAATATGATCATTTACGAGAGCCTGAGTTCCATCACCGTGATGTACATCATAATCTAAAATTAAGACTCTTTTATTGTATTTGTCATGCATATATTTTGCAGTTAGATAAGTATGATTTACAATACAAAATCCATTATAATGATTTAAACTTGAATGGTGACTTGGTGGACGAATTAAACAATATGCATATTTTATTCTTCCTATATTAATCTGATAGCATACATTGTAAAGAATTACAGAATTATCTAAAATTTCATTATAAGTAACATTGGAAAAATATGTATCTCCTTCAATAATATCATTTCCTTTTAGTTCATCACACATTAATTTGATTTTTTCTAGATAATCTTCTGAATATATTTGATTTAACATCAGTTTAGCTGCAGATTCTTTGGTATCTATATTTAAATAAGTTTTTAGATAATCTAATATTGATTCATTATTATACATCTCAATTTTATCTCCTAATTTCTTTTTTAAATATTTTATAGAAACTAAAATTCTATCATGATTCTCAAAATGATCTGGATTCTTATTTGTTGATTTATTATAATATATACAGAGCATTTATGATTTATAATTATAATATTATAATTATAAATCATAAATTTTTTATAAATCAATTTTTTAAGTTTGTTTTTATTTCTAGGACTTGTTCAGTTTATTTCTAGGACTTATTTAGAAACTCAGCAAACAAACTAGCAGTACTTGAAACAAAAATAAAATCTGGATTTGCAGCTGCTGCAATACATGCATTAGGATGACTATCAGTTACTGCAATCTTATCAATCAGCCCACATCCACGAAGCTTTGCAATTGCATCACCTGCAAAAACTCCATGTGTTGTAACAACTGAAATATTAGCTGCACCAGCCTCCTTATATGCCATTACTGCTCCAACAAGTGATCCACCAGTCCGAATCATATCATCGTAAATAATTACTTGCTTATCCTTCACTTGTGCACTAACTGCTGACACCTCAGTTGCCCCGGAATCAAGTCGTCGCTTAAAGACAAATGATGGAAACACACCAAGATCATTTGCAAGTGACTGAACCTGCTTTGCACGTCCTGCATCAGTACTTGCTAGAACAAAATCAGCACTAGTTGCAAGAGACCGAATCATATTTAGAAGGAGTGTGCGCCCATGCAGATGCATAGTACGAGCATTTCCCTCAAAATATTGAGCAATTGCATCAACGTGCAGATCAAACATTACAGTCTGAATTCCAGAACCAGGAACTGGAATTGATGATAGAAGACGCGCGCGCGTCTTTGCAGTAACAATCTCACCGTCCTTTACTGCCCGTTCCATAGTTGAATATCCATAATATGGAATTACAATCCATAGACGATGGACACCACCATCAACCAAACCACATGCAAGATCATATAGCTCAAGTGTATCGCGGTCAGTAATAGTACCCGCAAGTAGTACAACATCACGACCAGTAATTGGTGTTTCAATACGGGTATAATGTTCGCCATCAGGAAAATCCTTACGATTGAGCGTACCAGGTTCAAAATTACCCATTGGTAGCATACTTTCTGCCAATGACTTGTAGGTCATTGTAGAAAAAAGCAACTTATTATTCTTCTCAATTACGAGACTCATTTAATATAGTATATACCATTCGATGTATGCTATTATATAGCATATAAATTTCAATTTTTAAATAAAATTGAAATTTAGATGATTTATAAAAAAAATAAAATATTATAAAAATAATATCTTAAAGATGGTAGTAATTGATACAATAATAATTATTTTGAGTTTTGTTCTACTATATGGACTTTCATTTGGACCTATTGGATTATTGTATGGACTCATAATCGGTATACTTCTTGCAATTTTTAAATATAATCATTGGTGAAGTTATTATAAAGAAGATAAATATTTAATTATCTTTGTGGATTAGACAATTCTCTAATTGGAAAAACTCTTCTTAGTCTATAAGAATCTGGATGTGGTAAACATCTAAAAAATGTTGACCATATTATGTGTCTAATAAATGACCAATCACTCATTCTAAGTGTATAATTTAATAATTTATAAATTAATAGATTATTAAATTTAATTTTTCATTTTTTTTTTATTATTTTATTTTATTAAAAATACATATCAAAAATATAATACATAAATATGGAATAAAATATAAATAATACATGTTTGTAGGTATTGGTAGAAATACATCATTTTCACAATCATAAAACATTCCTTCTGGAATATTCTCAGCACCACGTTGACATCTATTCATATTTATAAAGATTAATTAATGTAATATATATTTAATGATAATAAATTAAATATTCATTTTTTATAATAAAATAATCGACATCTGAAGGATTCGAACCTTCGCTCCATAAGGAAATGGGTTAGTAATCCATCGCATTAACCTCTCTGCCAAGATGTCAATTTATTTATTAATTATATTCAAATTGTTTATTTGTCATTTTTTTTTAAGATCATAAATTTAAAATAATTTAAATATAGTTTTTTTACTATCAGTAAAGATATATAAAAAATAAATTGTTTAATAAAATAACCGACACCTAAAGGATTCGAACCTTTGCTCCATAAGGAAATAGATTTCTAGTCTATCGCATTAACCACTCTGCCAAGGTGCCTAATTTATGTTTTAATTATATTCAAATAGTTTATTTGTCATTTTTTTTCTGGATCATAAATTGAAAATAATTAGATATTCCAAAAAGTAACTGCATACCTATCACTATTATTATGTTCATAACTATTTTCAGAATTTGATTCAGATTCAATAAAAACGTGTGTTAATTTATTATTAATATATCCATCTTTATTTTTATAAAATGGTAAATTTTTATTATACTTCCAAATTCCATTTATAATGAATTTATATTCGTATATTCCTGGAGGTAATATCATTTTACAATGATATTTCTTACTATTTCTATTGCTACTTTTCTTATACATTTTCATTTTTTGCCAATTATTAAATGAACCTGCAACATATATATCAATATTCAGTTCATTTATTGAAACTTCGGTTGATTCTAAAATATAATTAAATTCATGTTCAACCATAGTTGTATAAATTAATGTATATTAAAAATTTAAATAATTATAAAAATCAATTTTTAAATTTTAATAGTAAAATATGATTTACTATTCATAGTTTCTAGAAATTCTTTAATTTCACTATTAATTAATTTATTCTTTTCAAAAAGTTCTAGAATTGTACTTTTACTACTCGAAAATGGTATAGAAATTGATAGGTATAAAATAGAATATCTTGAAATACTTTCTAAAGTCTCAGGAATTGGTTGAAAAAGACTAGAAAAATCTAATCCATTTTTTTGAAGTATTTTTAAAACTGCTAACTTATTGTCATAATATTCCTGAATTGGGATAGTTATAGATGGTCCTAAAAATAAAGTTTTGATTAATGGATATACAAGTTCTGTACTATATTTTTCATCTTTCATTTTAGAATTTAAAATTTGTGCAATAGTCACATACCCACTATTTACATACCTTTCTTTTAGAGTTTCAATTCGATGTTCTAAGTTTGATGGAGAAACCCCGATATGAATTATATCATATAATGTATGCATAAAATATTCTTGATCTTGAAGACATATCATTTTAATTATTATATAGATTTATAATAATTAATAATCTATATAATAATCAATTTTTATAGTTTATTTTATATTTTATATATATGGTAGATAAATTATCAGTTAAAGAACAGGATCTTTATTATAGAGAACAACAATTTATACAATATTATGATAAAGAATTTATAACTTTAGTAAAAGAAAAAGATATTACTAATGAAAATATTAATGAGTTTTTATTTCCTTATTTGGGTAATGACTATAAAAAGTTAAATAAAGATATTGATAGAAATGTAATCTTACTTGAAAAAATAAATAATTTAATAAAAAATGAAAATATGGATATCGATCTAATTAAAAAATTTATAAAATCTAATTTACAAAAACAAGTAAAATTATTAGATGCTATTATTAATGATGATAATTTAATTATTGATCCTCCATTTATTCCACATATTACCCATAATAAACAATTTGATATTATTTTTGTAAGACATGGAGTATCTTGTACTAATGTTGTCCCAAAAGACAAAAAAGTAAAATATTTTGATCCAGAATTAACAAGAGCTGGTATTGAAAGATCTATTGAATTACATAGTAAATTAATGGATAAAATTAATATATTTTGGAAAGATCAACCATATGCAATCGGTGCATCAATTTTAATGAGAGCTCAAGAAACTGCATACTACATGATTGGTCAACAGACACAAAAACCAATTAATATTATACCACATGTTGCAGAAAAAAGTCTTAGTCCGTCACATATTGTACTATCTAAAATAAAACAACAAGAATTTTTAATGAAAAGAAATCCGGAAATTATGAAATTAATCAGTATGGGTAAGGATGGCAGAGATCATCAAAATCTATTTACAAAATCAAATTATGAATTATTCTTAGATTGGGCAAATCAGAATACTAATTTCTTTGAGCTAGGATCAGATGGTGTTTACAGAAGTGTTATTTTTTCACATGGTGTATTTTTAGAGGTAATCTTTAATGGAATTGTACCTGAAAATAATGACATATTTCATACAATTATAAATGAAAAAAATTATGATAGACCACAATTTGAATATTTTAAAATTAAACCAATTGGTGATGAAAAAGAAACATGTCCCAATAATTGTAGAATCACATTTTGTTAAAAATATAAAATATATATTTTATATAGTATTTTATATAGTATATTATATAGTATG